ACCATCGAGCTGTCCACAATAAAAGCTGCTTATGCAGACGACCCGGCAGACGTTTTCAAAACGGAGTGCTTATGCCAATGGGTAACGTCAACCGTCACGCCGCCGTTCCCGGTCGACTCATGGGACGCAGGCAAAGACGAAAAGAGTCATATTGCGAAAGACTCTCCGTTGTGGTGGGGAGTTGACATATCCGCAGACAGAACCCACGCAAGCATAGCGGTCTGCGGGAAACGAAAAGACGGCGCGTATCATGTAGAGCTTGCCGAGTATCGAAGCGGCACCGGCTGGCTTGCCAAATGGTTTATGAGTGCAGCACCGAACTATCCGAACATGAAGGTCGCGCTTCAAAGCAAAGGCGCGCCCATCGCTTCAATGATGGACGTTCTTGCCGCGATAGACGGCGTGGAGATCATCGAGTGCAGCGGGCGTGATGTGGCCGGATGGTGCGGGCGTTTATATGACGCGGTAGCGGCAAACGCGGAAGACTCCGAAATTGACGCGATACCGGTTTATCACATTTCACAGCCTGCATTGGACCTTGCGGCAAACGTAGCGTCTACACGGCCTATGGGGGACGGTGCATGGGCATGGGATAGAAACAAGAGCATGGAGGACATCTCGCCGCTTGTAGCCGTGACAATGGCGTTCGGAGCGGCGACGCAGATAGAGACTAAACAACCGAAAGTATACGACAGCATCTACAACGAAAGAGGCGTGCTGGTCGTGTAAAGGAGAAAAAATGGCGATTTTTACCGGCCTCAAAAACTTATTCCGTCCGACATATACGTACGTATACGGCGGCGACTACGGCGTCCAGATCGCGAGCATGGACGCGGCGACACTTTACAGAACACAGCCGAACTTGAGAGCGGTCATCAGCTTCTTGGCGGATAACGCAGCGCAGATCCCGATCAAAGTCTATGACCGTGCAAGTGATACCGACAGACCGCGCGTGATAGACAGTCCGGCGGCTTTATTACTGGCAAACCCGAATCCGGACATGACTTCGTACGAGTTCAAAAGATGGATGTATTCGGATCTGCTTCTGTATGAGCGATTTCTGACTTTACTGCTGCCGAACAAAACAACCGACAGCGGATGGGAGTTAAGACCGATTCCGGCCTGCTGGATTCAGAGCTACAAAGGCAATTCACCTTTTGCACCGGAGAGCATTGTTATCGGCGTTAAAGGGTCGGCACCGGTAGAAGTACCGTCGAACAGCTTTGTATTGTTCCATGGTTATGATCCGACAGATCCGATGCGTCAGTATTCAAAAATAAGCGCATTAAAAGAGACGCTTCATGAACAGATCGAGTCTAATTCGTTTAGGCGTCAGATGTGGCATAGAGGCGGACGCTTCAATGCTTACTTGACAAGGCCGAAAGACGTCGCCGCATGGAGCGACGGAGCTTTTGAACGGTTCAAAGAGACCTGGAAGACATCATGGGCAGGCTCACAGGCAGCAGAGGGCGGCGGTATGCCGATTTTAGAAGACGGCATGGAGATAAAGACCGTCCAGTTCAATTCACGCGACGCACAATGGGCGGAGTCGGTGAAGCTGTCCAGAGAGGACTGCGCAGCGGTCTATCATGTGAACCCGGCGATGATCTGGCCAGGCTCAGGACAGACCTACGCAAGCGCAAGGGATAATGCAAGGGCATTGTATAACGATTGCCTCGCTCCGACGCTTATGCAGGCCACCGACAGGATCAACAAGGTCGTATTACCGAGAGTCGGAGAAGACCGTCGGCATTACGTAGCTTACGACATCACGATCAAGACAGAGGGCACTTACGAAGAGAAGATTGCTACCCTGTCCAGCGCGGTCGGTGCTCCGTTCTTATCCAGAAACGAGGCAAGGGCAAGACTTGACTTACCGGCTATTGACGGCGGCGATGATCTCATTGTCCCGCTGAACGTTCTGGTCGGCGGGTTAGCTTCACCGAGAGACACAGATCCGACCGTTGAGAGATACAACGCGGCACCGGAGATCTTAGTCAAAGCCGAAGCACGCAAGGCCAGAAGCAACCCGACCGAAGAAGAAAAGGACCGGATCGCCAAAGTATACAGAGATTTCTTTACCCGGCAGTCCAAAAGCGTCTTACCGAAGATCGGCGCAAAGACCGAAAAATGGTGGGACGCTGAACGCTGGGACGATGAACTGACCGAAGACTTGTTCGGGACTGTTTTCGACATGAGCGCATCCATCGGGCGCGAAGCCGTCCATGACTTATGGGGCAACTCCGGCAGTTATGACGCGGACCGGACAAAAGCATATCTGGAAAAGATGTGCCGCCGACGCGCTGAAATGATGAACGAGAAGACCCGAAAAGAGCTTGAAGAGTCCCTGGACGAAGACAGCTTCGAGGATGAAGACGCGCTGAAAGCAACACCCGAAGGCGTCTTTGAGAACGCCGAAGAAAACCGCTCCGTTACGGCCGGTGCCGCTTTTGCGGTGGCTCTGGTCAGCTGGTCGGCCTTAGAGGCTTGTGAGCAGAACAGGGGACGCGGTGACAATGTGTTCAAGACTTGGGTGGTCACTTCGTCAAACCCGCGCGCATCCCATGCCATGATGAACGGCGAGACGGTACCGTATGACGAACCGTTCAGTAACGGCGCGATGTGGCCGGGCGATATGGATAACTTAGACGCGGAAGAGGTAGCGAACTGTCAATGCGTTCTTGAGATAACAGTCAGAGATTGAGGTGTAAACAATGATTAAGAATAAGACATTCGATATTAAGGCCGACAACGGCACGATTACCGGTTATGCGTCCACCTGGACAAGAGAGCCGGACAGCTACGGAGACATCGTAGCAAAGGGAGCCTTTACAGAGTCCATAGAAAACATCAAGGCGGCGGGGAAAGTCCTGCCGCTTTTGTATAACCACGATAACGAGGAACTGAAGAACTTTATCGGAACGATCACAAGTCTGGAAGAAGACGATCACGGCCTGAAGTTCGAGGCCACGTTTGACGCAACACCCGAAGCGCAGCGGGCGAGGGAGCTGGCGATGGACGGACGCCTGGCAAAGTTCTCTTTTGCTTATGACGTTGTAGAAGCGGGCGAAGTGGAACTGGAAGACGGACGCAAGGCGAACGAACTGAGAAAGCTGAACATCCACGAAGTCAGCCTGGTCTTATACCCGGCAAACCCGGATACGTCGATCGTCAGTATCAAGTCTGAATCGATGGAATATGTTCCGGAAGGAAGTGTGGCGGAGATCTTAGAAACAAAGTCAGGCCGTCGCAACAGCGCAAAAGACGCCGAAGACTTACGCGAAGCGATCATGCTGATCCAGAGGGTTCTGGGTGAGCTTGACGATAAACCGGAAGAGGAAGAAGCAAAAGCCAAATCGGAGGAACTGGATACGGTCAACGATGAGGAGCTGATGAAGAACGAACTTCTGGAGAAAGCACGAAACATCTTAGGAGGTAATGAGAAATGACATTACTTGAAAAGCTGGAAGAGGCAAAGGCAAATTTGAAAGCCATGACCGAAGACAGCGAAACCAAAGCCGAAGATCTGAGCGAAGCGATCAAAGCGGTGGAAGACACACAGGCGCAGATCGAAGAAGCAGATAAGGCTGAAGCACTTATGAAGAAACTTGAAACACCGGCAGAAGAACCGGCAGACACAGAGGAGAAGAAAATGGAATACACGAACCTCGGCGAATTTGTCGCCGCAAAAGTAACCGAAGCAAATATCGACACAAAACAGAAGATCAACTTCACATCTCCGGCGTTCAAAGTGGCCGCTCCGATGGTTATTCCGAGCGGAGTAAAACCGGCGATCACTACCTATGATGCAAACGTATACGGCGCACGCAGAGAGCTTCTGATCTCTGACCTGTTTTCGTCTGAAGTTATCAGCAACAATGCGCTGACTTTCTTTGTAGAGTCCAGCACCGTTGAAGGCGGTCCGGCCTACACAACTGAAGCAAATGAAAAACCGATGATGAGCTTCGGAGATCCGACGGCTGTCACCGCTGCGCTTCGCAAGATCGCGTCCTACATGAAAGAGTCTGAGGAACTTGTACATGACGCTCCGTGGCTTGCTTCTGCTATCAATGACCGCGGCCTGTATCAGCATCAGCTTGCAGTTGAGAGCTACCTTGTAAGTGCTCTGAGCGGCACCAGCGGAATCGGCACCGGCGATCACATGACTCCGGACGGAATCCTCAAGGCTAAGATGACCGTATGGAAGAACAGCGGATTCAAACCCGATGCGCTTCTGATCAACCCGGATGATCTTTACAACATCCTGATCCGTAAGGACACCGACGGCCAGTATTACGGCGGCGGCTTTGTTACCGCTCCGTATGGAAACGGCGAATATGACGAAGAGCCGCGTATCTGGGGTATGAAGGTAGTTCCGTCTGCATCTGTTACGGCCGGAACTTGCTTCGTTGGCGCGTTCAAGGCTGGCGCATCCGTAGTACGGAGCAACGAAGGACTCAGAGTTGAACTTGCGACCCAGAACGAAGACGACTTCATCAAGAACATGATCACCGTCCGCATTGAGGAGAGACTTGTTCTTGCAGTAAGACGCCCGGCTGCGTTCGTGAAGATCACCGGTTCTTCCACCAGCACCGCAGCGTAATAAGCTGAAAAGGAGCGCGATATGGCATTAAAAGAATATCGCTGGCGAGGGTCAACCTGGCAAATCGCGGATGAAGACTTACATCATTATCCTGGTGCCGAGCTGATCGTCAAGGCGAAAGACGTTTCTACGAAACGAGCAAGCACCCCACAGAACAAGTCCCGCCGCGCTCAAGATAAATGAGAACTGCATGGGGTTATGACGTAGAGGCTTTGGAGCC